ATAACTTGCTGGAACCTCATTTATGCTAGTATATGTTTCTATGGCTTTAGTGTCAGGGTTCTGTACAATTACTTCGCCCTTTAAATCAGCCGCCGTTAGATTTGTAATGCCCATACTGTTAGCTAAATTTGCGGTCCATTTGTTGTTTAACAAAAGCTCTCCAACTGCGGTGTTATCAAGAGCGCCACCAACAATATTTCCAATTGTTCCTAAAACACCTACGCCGCCAGTTAATTTATTTGTGATAATTTTAGTTGGGTCTGTTACGTCCGTAATAACGTCAAGCGCACCGCCCGATCCAAACAAACTAGCATCTTCGTTGTATGGCGTCACGCCTAACGTATTAGCAGTGCCAGCAACAATGTTAGATAAGGCACCGTCACCCACAAAGGTATCCCCAGACGCTCCTGCGCCACCACCATCCACAAGATCAACTCCAGACGTATATAAATCGTCTGCGCTGCCCTCGCTTCCAAAAGTGCTATCAGACGTAACACCCAATGCACCGCCAACTAACGTATCTTCAAACTTTGTGCCAGTCAGGTTTTCATAAAGACCTTTGGTTGCTGCTGGCCCTGTGCTTGCCAATTCGGCTTCGGTTGCAGCCCTAGCAATTGATATGTCAGAAGCATTAGCTGCGGCTTGTGTTGGGTGAGAACTACCCGCCGAATCATAATAATATGTAGGGAGTGCGGCAGCGGCAGCAGCGGCAGCATTCCTAGCGTTCATCGCAGCACGATCCATATCCTCTGAGCTTCCACTGTTACCAGTATAACCACCGCCCGTAACAGCGTTGCCAACACTAGAGATAACGCCGCCGCCAGAATAAGTATCCCCAGATGCTCCTCTACCACCGCCGTCGAACATATCGCCTACGCTGTCAAAGCCAAAAATACCATAAACGGGAATGCCATCAGGACCGGGGATACCAGCGCCACCCATATCACGCAGCATTTGCTCTTCGGCTGGATTAATGTAGGCCAGCATGTGTGGCTGATCCATTAACTGCGCCTGCCGTGGCACCATGTTAGCAAATGCGCCGTTCTGGCGGGGGGCCGAACCCTGACCGCCCTCAAGATAATCGTTCATCTGGCTCATGTAGCGATTGTTCATGGCTAAAAATCCATTCTGTAATTAACTCTGTATGTTGGATCGCCTTTGTTTGTGTCAGATATTTCAAATCTGCCGCCATTACCAAAGTTCATTCCTACATTGCCAGTATAAATAGGGTCCATACCAGTATACTTTTCTCTCTGTATTCCAGCATCAAGAGCGCCATATTTTGCAGCCATTCCCAGTTTTGTGAAAGTGCCGATATTGGAATTGCTAAAGTTAAATCCATCTGGGAAAGACACGTTTTGTTGTTGCCTTGTCCTGCTACCCATCACGTTGCCGCTTACATCAACTGGGCCTAGCGATGTTTGTCCATCAATCCCGATCCTTATGGTTCTGTTTTCATTATCGATCTCAACAGGGCCATCTTGGAAAGATGAAAATTCTTTCCCATACCCAGCAAATGGAGTTATGGAACCTAATTTACCATCAATTGTTTTGAAGAAATTAAGATCGGCAGAATAATTTCCAATACCTTTTGGCTGAATATTTAAATCACCAGAGAATGGTAGCTCATCAAGCCCCGTTAACGCTCCAATGTCAGCCATTAGGCCATACCTCTTTGCTGTTCCTGCGCGGGTGGCTGCTGCGCGGGTGGCTGCATGGCACTAGCGATATTACTTAACGCGCCCATATCGCCTGCGCCCATTCGCTGCCGAATCTCAGCAACCTTGTCTATTAAATATTTATTCATGTCCATCGGTGGCGGCTGACCCCCACTTGGGGAGGCAAGCGGGGGCGCACCCGGCTGCGGCGTTTCTTGCGGCAAGCCGCCGAACGCTGCGGGGTTTACAGGGGGCAAGTCATAGGATTGTGGGGGGAACATTCTTCATTGCCTCCATTTGAATTTTTGCGGCGTTCTTTTCTCGCTCTAGCTGCAATTCTGCCTCCAGCTTAGTAACCTTTGCCTGCAAGTCTGCCTGCGCCTTAGCTGCATCGATCTGCATGTCCTGACGCGCCTCTGCCTGCTTAATCTCAATACTGGACTTGGCCTTGGCCTGATCCGCTTGGATTTGCGCCTGCGTTCTGGCTTTAAGTGCCTCTGTCTCAAGCTGTGCAAGCTGCTGTGCGTATTGCAGCGGATTGCCCTGACCCTGCTGACCCTGCTGACCCATCATGCCACGCATGGCCTCGATTTGCTTCATCTGCGGTGCGGCCTGCACAACCTCTGCCGCACGTTGGCTAATAACGCGATCAAGTTCTGGATCGACCTCTTCAAACTTAAACTTGGGGTCTCTGAAGTTTGGCAGTGGCGGTAGCTCCATTGCCACGCCTGCCTGCATTCTAAGGCGATACAGCAGCGCGATATGCTCCGCGATATGCGCGATTAGAATTGGCCCCATTGTCTTCTGTGCGGCTGGATTGCCTGCCAGAGAGGGGTCTTGCATGAACTGCATGTGAACCGCAATGTGGGCATCGTGATCCTGCTCCAAGAATGCACGAATTGGCTTGCCATACATGACGCTCATATTTTCATCGATGGGGTCCATTTGCACAGCCTGCTCTGGCTTTTGCAGTATTTCATCAATGTTGTTTATGCGTAGCGCCTCGTACATGCGCTTGTAGGCTTCGTAAAGATCGTGAAGCTGTGGCGCTGACTGCGCCATTTGCAGGACGGCCTGCGCCTGCGAGATGCGCTGTGCGGTGCTGAATATGTTGGGGTCCGACACTGGCACGATGTCAATTCGGTCATCGAAGTCAGCGGCGTAAACTATTTCTGCTGCACCAGCCACTGCGAAGGTAAATTCTTCTGGCAGGTTTTCTGCGTTTAGAGCCGCCAGCATTTTAAATTCTTGGCCCTGCGAGTAGTGCAGTCGCTTGTGAATTGCTGAGAACGACTTACTGCCCTGCTCAATTAGGGCGACCGTTGATCCAACTGGCGCGTTGGGATTTACGTCACCCACGTTTAGATCGGCAGTGCTGGCAAAACGCTGGCCTGCCTCAACCATAAAGCCAAGCAGATTAAACAAAGAGCCTGACGGCTCCTTGAAGGGCAGGGGCATTATGGCTTTATTCACGTCATCGACGGTACTGTCGAGATCAACAAATTCACCGGGACTGATCTGCATATCGCCGCCTTGAACACGGCCACGCAGCTTGAAGCCACCCTGCATGTTGCTGAAGGCTGCGGAATCTAAGAGAGCGCGGAGCGATCCCGTGGCTGCTTTGCCTAGTCCACCGATCATGTGATACAGGCCAAAGCCATAGAAACCAAGACCGGGCAAGAACTTATAGCTCACAAACCAGTCGCGGCGTTTTTTTGTCTCATCGTCCTCGCGCCAATTGCGTCTGACGCTGACAACTTTCTGATTATCGTAATCGATGGTAATGACGTAGGGCAGCGCGACAGCGTTCTCGTCGGCCTCGTCCTCATCCATTTCTTGGCCGTCAATGCCGTCGAACAGATCATAGACGTGCATTTCCAGCAGTGTCATGGTGCCGTCTTCACTGCTGTCGCCGTACTCATCGACGCCCTCGATTTCTCCAATGGTATCGCCGCTGCCTGTTCCGATACCGTCTCCACCATCATATTCTGTCTGGAGATAGTAGCCGTTTTGAACGTACTTATTGTAATCGTTCTTTGGCATTCGAATGACGTGGGTATATCGGGGGGAGGTGTAGAGGTCTTTGGTCTCTGGTGCCACGCAGAAGTCTTCGGCCTTCACAAAGTCGCTGCACTGTCGATTTAGGTTTACGTTCCACCAAACCTTCTTGAACGTCTGACCTACCAGCGGCAGGTGAAACAGCATTTGATCCAAGTCTGGAAAGTATGAGACCATTTCGTTTTGGATTTGCCAGTTCATAAACTCGCGCACCCTACGGCCCTGCTCCTCGATTTTTTCGTCGGGATCGCCAATAATGACGGTCTTAATTGGACCGCCTGACGGGTAAAGCTCTGCAATGGCCTTGGCATTAAACTGGGTTGCCGCTTCAGCGATTAGGGGGTGAACAACGATGGACAGTCCACGGGTGGCGCGTTCATCATCGCCCTGATCTAAACCACCATCTGGGTCTAAGGTACGCAGCCCTGCCTTGTATCGTTCAAGCCATTCTGATCGGGAGGCTTCATCGTTTTCGTAAAAGCCGATTAGCTCTTGGCCTTTTCGGGCAAGCTCACGGGCATCGATTTCTTCTGCGAGGTTTTTGTCGAACTCTGCCTCACCGATTTCGTCTTGCATGTCTAGCTCTGGATCACCGATTAGAACGTCACCGTCTGGGAGTTCTTCGACCATCAGGTCATCTAGGGGCGATCCTTCAGCGAACGGAATAATATTCGGGTCAGCCATACATCGTCATCCTTTGTGTCTCTGGAGCGTAGTCTTCTTCTGGGTCTTCTGTGTGACCAAGGAACCAGCCCTTGCGTAATCTTAACCACGCCTGAGTGGCGGTGTCTACCAAATCGTCATTTTTTGCAGCCGGGAAAGCCGCACATATTGAGATCAAATCTTCGGCCCATTTGCGTTTTGGATAGTAAATTCTGCCGTCTTCTAGCAGGGCAGATGCCGCATGAGCACGGGCCACCTTATCACGATCTGGGGAATATGCCAATACTGGCACCCCCGCCATGCGCAAATCAGCGAGAAGGCTTGCTCCGCTGGCCTTCTTCTCTATTAAAACTGCGTCTGGCTCCCAGTCATCGTATGCCTCCTGCGCTAACTTGCGTAGCTCTGGATAGTTGACTTTGTCATACCACGCTTCCAGCACGATCAGGCAGTCGTAGCCATCTTTCTTGAAGACGCCCCACGTTGTTCGTGCGCTGTAGCTTGAGCTTTCTTTTGTTTCAAAGGCGGTGTCCCAAGATTGGATTACATAAGACACTTCGGGTAGCTCCTCCTTTTCCCACGGCACCCACCAAGACGCCTTCAGTATCCCGCCGCCCTTTGGGCTGGGTCGCTGCTGTAGCTGCCCAGCGGCAGCGTAGGAGCCAAGAGACCGCTCTAGGTTGGTGAGGGTCTTCTCATCCATCCTGTCGGGCCACAGAAGCTCCCCCTCCTCTGTGCGTGGGTCTGTGAAGCCAAGACTTGACCGCATTGGATTTGGCGCTCCAACTTCATACCGCGCAGGTAGCATTAAATGATCCCACTCTCCTTTAAGTTGATTTGCCAGAATGTGGCCCGTCAGGTCTTGTTCGTGCAATCTTTGCATGATGATGACAAACGCACCTGTCTTTGGGTCGTTTAGGCGCGTCTGCATGGCCTGATCCCACCACTCCAGAACGCCCTCCCTAACTTTAGAACTATCTGCTTCTATCGAATTGTGGGGATCGTCAATTGCGATAATGTCTCCCCCATCCCCAGTCAAAGCGCCCCCGACACTGGTGGCGATCCTATAGCCTGTTTGATCATTTTCAAACCGCTGCTTCTGGTTTTGATCGTCGGTGAGCTTAAACTTGTCACCGAAGTGCGCCTTGTACCACGGGCTGTCGATCAGCCTTCGGCACTTAACGCTATCCCTGATCGACAGGGAGGCGGCGTATGACGCAAATAAGAATTTTTTAGAAGACTGCGATGCCCAAGTCCACGCAGGCAGCGCCACGGCCACGCTGATGGACTTCATGTGTCGTGGCGGCACGTTGATGATCAGGCGCTTGATTTCGCCTTCTTTTACTGCTTGAAGATGTTCAGATACTGCTTGAAGATGCCAATTATCTTTGAACGGCACACCCGGTTCAATCGTCGGCCATGCGGCTTTTGTAAACTCATGCAGGCTTCGCTTATATTTCTCCGCTCTCACCTGTTCCAATGTCAAGCTGCCCAAAAGCTGCTTCAAGTGAACTGATTTGTTCATCGGATATCCTCGTAAGGTCTAATTGCGTTGTGTTTTTGTTTGTGTTGTCGGTGACAACTTTCTCGACCCACTCACCCTCGCCCCTATTTTTGAGCCAGAACAGCATTGAGACGTTGTCGCCCTCGACGGCTTTATTGAACAGCGTATTGGTCACGGCCTCAATTCCTTGAACCCTCCCCCTTTTTAAGCTGTCCGATAAGTCCGAATTGTTGGATTGATGAAGCATCAATGTGGACTTGCTAATGCCTAGCATTCTGGCGCACTGATCGACGTTTAGACCCTGCGACATATACCGTGTGGCGTTTGCCAGCACTTCATCTGATACCTTAAACGGTGGCCTGCCCAT